CTGCGGACATGAGGCGAACGCTTCTGAGAGAGTCCACTGCTCAATATTACCAGTTATGCCAGGACGAAGCTTTCCAGTTATCATATACGGAGAAGAACGGAACTCGGAATATCTTTCATTGTAACCGAACACTTTTTCATTTGTTGACAACTCACCATCCCAGTCGAGATAGATCTCCTTATTAAGTACTTCCTGCTCTCCAAGCCTAGCCAGGGAAGGGAACATAAAATCAAGACGATTCTTTCTTGACCACATTCTCTTAAGACCCTGAGAATAGGTTATATTGGATTTTGCGGCAACCAGACACATTATATAACCGTGCTCTGTAAAAGCTTTGCTGAAGGAACCTGACTCACCAGCAGCGGTAGCAAAAGCAGCAAGATTTGCCTGCGGAGTCGTAGCATCTGTGGAAGAAGTCTGTACAACCGGGTTAACCTGTATATCAACCGTATCTGAGGCCAGAAGTTCTGAACGCTGCAGACGGGCATCCGGCGAAGTTACGCCGAAATGAGATCTGAGAATTTCAATATAGCGGTTATTTCCTGCACGAGCATCCAATTCAAGCATATGCTGAACGGCAATCGCGGAACGGAGAGCGTTAACTGTAGCAACACTGACATTATCCAGCTGAGCGAAAACGGTAGTTTTAGTCGGATCAGCAACTATATTTATACCGTCTTTGGCCTTATTCTGACCGGCATTAAGATTTACGCCATCATTATTATTATCGTAGAGGTCAAACACACCATCCTGACGATCAAGACCTGTATTAACACGCATTGCCTGAGCGGAACCTATTACCGGGGCTGTAGCATTAGTACCGAAAGTTATGGCAGCAGCAGTAGCTGATTTCTGCGGCCAGGGATTGCAAGATGTAAAATAATCCGAAACTTTATTAATTTTGAGAAGAGTATAATTTTCTTCATCATCATCGGAATCATCGGGATTAAAATAAGAAATATCCTGAAGATTACCAGCACGGAACCAGTCATTCCAGACTTTATTGTACATACGGAACGGCAGAGAGTTAACCGAAACTGATTTATTCGCAACATAAGTACCTTTTCCAGGATCGGGTATACCGAGATAATCTCCGAGAGTCTGCGAACCTAAAAGACCGTGAGGATTATTAACGCTGTCATAGGTGGTAAGAGCAATCTGAGGAATAGGATCGGGATCAGTGAACATCGCTGAGACTTCGTCCCTTTCTCCCATAAGTTTTGTAAATCCTGACCAGAGAATACGAGACGGACAATAGAACCAGTATGCTTTAAGTTTAATCTGATCGAGTGTAGGTACAATCTGAGACTGCAACCGGGCGAAAAGATTTGATTCCATTTCAACGACATCACCAGGGTTTACCTCCTTGAGATAGATAGGGATAAGGTAGTCTTCATCGAACGTAGTAGAAAGACCAGAGGTGCAATCGAACTTAGAACGGGGTATCTCCGGAGTTTCTATTGTGGCAAAATCATGTACATATCCTGTACCAGCGGCATGATTCATTTTATTTCTCCTTCTTTCGTTTCATTAGCAGATGCAGTAGGAGGCTGACTATTTCCAGAACTTTCATTAGATTTACTTTCATTCTGTTTCTCCTTTTCTTTAATCTGTTTATTTATCTCTTCACGAATACGCTTTCCAGTTTCAATGACTTTAAGAGCTTCATCAAGAGTGGCAGGAATACCTGTAAAATCACCATAAATAGGAGTCCGAGTATCAACAATACAACGGCGAACAACATTTTCTATCTTGGTTTCTTCAATGGCTTCCTGAGAGGTCATAGAGAGGCCAACCGGCTCTTTAAGTAGAACCGGCGGTCTGTTATAATTAGTATAGAATCTTGGCATATTAGGCTAACTTTATTCCATTCCGAGTCAACGGGATCTTCACATTAGGGAGTTTAGTCCTATTTGCGAGTTTAGCAAACTTAGCACTGTCTTTACCTTTATTAGTTATTGCGAACTTTTTCATTTTTTACTCCTTTTACCTTTTTTGAGCTTTCGGGATGATATTCATCACGAGGATAGACTTTATGAACAAACACTGGATCTTCATCTTCTGCAACTTCGAGAGGATTTACTTTCCTAGAGTTTTCGGGATGATATTCACCGAGGCAGAACAATTCAAAATCTGATGCGTACTGATGTAATTCTGACTTTTCATTGAACATCAATTCAAACGAACGAACTGCAGCTTCATCTGTAGGCTGGAAAAATACATTATTCCATACCTGGGCTTTAGTATCATATACGGCGTACACTTTTGTCATAGATAATCTCCTAGTAATTAATTTTTAATGAAAATACTTCAAAACTTGTAACGTAGCTTCACCTGGCATAATGAGTTTTGGGGCTGATGAGGGCTTTGCAGAACGAGCTCTCCGAATAGCAGCGGCTTCTCTAGCCATATCGGCTTCAAGATCTGAAAACTTAACATAATCTTTAAAATGCTTCTGAGTCTCTTTCTTAACGGCTTTTTTAGCGGCATTATTAGCGGCTCTTGTAGCAGTCTGAGCAGCAATTTTTCCTGCACCTGTAGTAGCAATTTTACCAGCAGCAGCACCTAAACCAGTAGCACCTAGAGCACCAACAACACCACTAATAGCAGGAGAAAGATGACCAGCACCTATAGCAATACTTCCCAGAGTAGGATGATCTTCTAACCACTTAGCACGTCTTTCTGCAACATCGGCATTAGCATTTGCTTCACGAGTCTGAGCTTCAATATTTTTTGTCTGAGCATCAACTTGACCAGTAAGAGCTTTTATCTGAGCAGTCTGAGCACGAGTCTGATTACGCTGAGCCATCTGTAGAGCAAGCTCACCTATACCCATATCGGGAAGGGCACCATATTCATTCTCCATATGAGCTGAGGCACCAACCGGAGTACTAGCACCGGCACCTCCGGCTGATAGAACGGGATTGAGTCCTGCGGCTTTAAGATCGGCAACTTCACGCTGATGAGCAGTATTGGACATCCTTTCCTGAAAGGCCATCTGTTCACGAGCAATTTTTAAATTCGTTTCATTGGCTTTTTTTTGACCTCTGTAACCGAGGATACCATTAACAATATTGGAACCAACTGTAGAACCAACAATAGCTGTTTCTGCACCTGTCATTTTGACTCCTTTTTGAACATTTTCTCACCGAGATCGGCAAAAGATATAGGACCTTCAACAAGACCATCACGCTGGAATTTTGAGCGGGCATAACGCTCCTCCAGACGGAGGGAAGGCATAGATTTTAGACTTTTCTTAAAATTTTCACGGGCGTGTCTCTTTCTCATACTTATATTATAGCTGACCATTCTCCAAATGTCAAGGGCATCTGCAGAGGTATGATCGGGAAATTGAGCAAGAATTGAGCGGAACTCTAATCGTTTATATAAATTAAGATAGCAAGCAGGGATAGAGTAACGACGACCGTCATTAATGATGTAACCATTATTGATTATTGACTCCATATACTTAGAAATATAATTCCAACCAAGTTTAGCAGAACCGTGGCCAACTTCATCTCCCATTGCATTCTCCTGTTTTTTGAGAGTATAGCCAACTGTATAAAACATAGCGTCATCTGAGAGATTGATAGAGCCATCAACAAAACCGAGAGACCATATATCTTCCATTTCTTTAGATTTGTAGATTTCTTTATTTTTCTTTGAGAAACCACGAAATTTAAAAGTACGAATAAGGGCCGGGGAGGCATTATAGAGAATCATATGGAAATGCGGACGACCTTTTTTTCCTCCGTGTTCACCGGCAGCATAGAACTTAAGACCGGTATTGTTATTATGGTATTTCTCATAACGGCGGAGGCGTTTCATAAATAACTGTATATCACGATAGTGTAGGCCAAACAACTTTTTACGACCATCAACGGTATACATAGCTTTTATCTTTTCCTCGAGAGCTAACTTTTCTTCTTCGAGCTCCTGTAAGCGAACATTATAGCTGTCTTTTAGCAGTTTAGTATCAAAATCTGCAGAGAGAGAGGGATCCATTAAGTCCAGAAATTCATCCAGGGACTGCTGCTTTTTCATCTGATTAACTGTCGGGAGTTTAGAGATTTTTTCCTCAACGACTTTAAGCTTTTTGGAAAGGAAATTAAAAGTTTCATTCCAACTTTCCGAGAGACCTTTAGGAGAATACGTAAGCGTAAGAAATATAGCGGAAGAGGATATTTTGGCCTCGTGGATCAACTGAAGGCTGCGAGACCTCATTTTCTGAATGAGACAAAAGAAGCACTTTCCGCAAGGAACCTGTATTTCATTAAGTTCCAAGGAAGGATCATTCTGCATACGAACCTGTTGGGCTTCGGCAGGATTAAAAATAAGTTTCTGCTGAAGAGTACGGTGGTTAATTAGAGAATAAGCTTTTCTGGGCTGAAGGCATTTTATCTGAATATCAGAGGGAAGGCCATAATAACGCTCAATTAGATTATCAACAGTAGAGAAATCTTTTTCATCGGTCATATTAATAGTTTAGCAGACAATTAGGGAATTGTCAACCCTAATTGTGTCACTTGCGGGTATGTAAGACAAGGATAGTACCCGCAAGCCGAGAAGAAACGGGCCTGACGGCTGATAATTAAATTTGATGGGACTTTTTTTTAATGCCATACCAAGATTCATATTTACACGCTGCGCTAGTCAATTCACTGAACAACGGCATTTAAAAAGTATTTAAAAATAGGACCCGGGGGAGAGATTTCCCCCGGGCGAGACACTCTATGACCGATCTGTTATACAAAAGCGGAAAACCTACGGCCTCCGGCCTATGCACGGCAGAGTTCGCCGTGCCTGCACACAGTGCAGCCTTTTGTCGCTCCGCTCCTTCTACTAAGAGAAGATTAGAGACGGGTCAAGCCGGGTGTACCATAGACGGGGAGCGATGTAGTGTAATGCTCACCGAAATGAACATCAAGTATAAAGTGCGGCTCATTTACCACGGCAACCAGACGGGATATGGGAGATGACGACTTCATAAAATCACCGTTAAGCTGCGGACAAGAGGC